TCATGGATATTCTTGGCATTGGCATGAAGGTCTTGGATAAGTTTTTTCCTGACCCCGAACAGAAAGCCAAAGCGCAGCTTGAACTCATGCAGATGCAGCAGAACGGTGAGCTTGCTCAAATACAAGCCGAGCTTGCGGAAAAGCAAGAAATCACCAAACGGTGGCAGGCTGATACCGCATCTGATTCATGGCTCGCAAAAAACATTCGCCCGATGGTGTTGTTAATTATTTTGGGCGGTTACTTCACGTTTGCCATGCTATCTGCCTTTGACATTGAAACCAACAAAAGTTACGTTGAGCTGCTGGGCAACTGGGGTATGGTTGTGATGACCGCATACTTTGGTAGTCGTGGCGTGGAAAAAGTTGCTGAAACTTGGTCAAAATCAAAAGAAAAAGATAATGCAAAATAAGGCTTGTTCGATGTGCAAAAGCAACAAACCTCTGGCAATGTTCAGCCCAGATGCTCGCACTCGTTCTGGCGTTCAATCACGTTGCAAGCCATGCCAAGCCAACGTAAGCAAAGCACTTCGCATCAATAACCCTGAGAAGCATCGGGCTGCTGTCAAAGCATCAACGCAAAAAAACTACGTTGGCAAATTGCAACGAAATACGGCGTATCGTTTAAGCAACCCGCAAAAGATTGCAGCTTGGAAAAGGCAAGATAGATTGGTTAACCGTGGTCGAGTCTTGGCTGATAATGCCTATCGCCGTGCGGCAACCAAACAACGTACTGCGGCTTGGGCAAACTTGGTGGCGATTAAAAAGATTTATGAAGAAGCGCAGCAAATTTCTATGTTGGTGGGCGAGTGGTATCACGTTGACCATGTAATCCCGTTAATGGGCAAAGATGTGTGCGGTCTGCACGTTGAGGCTAATTTGCAAATCATTCCAGCCGTTGAAAATTTGCAAAAAGGTGTGAGTTATGCACAATAGTCTTTATAACAGCCCCGACAAAAGCGAAAAGTAATGGTAACGGCTAAAAAGCCTGCGGTTAAACGAGCGCCAGTAAAACGGGTTGCAAAACCTGCGCCAGTTAGGAACCCAGACTTTACAGACAAGGTTGTTGATCTTATCAAGTGGGTAGACAGTCCGTTCAAGCTGATCTCGGTGGTGCTGATTGCATTTGTTGCGTTTGCAGGCTACTTTGCTTGGGATTCACGGCAGGTCATTCTGGGTGCAATTAGCAGCAAGAAGACGGAGTTAAAAGAGCCGTTGTTGGTTGAGGCTATTGCCAAGTCTTTGATTTACGACCTAAGCGCAGATGTGGTGGTTGTTAACTCTGTCAATCTTCAGTCAAATAGCCGCACAACCATCTTGGCAATGAGCAATCAGGGTCGTGAAAAATCGCTTGAAGGCGTAATAAACGCTTTGTTTACCAGTTCGCCCGAACGCAACCGTGCAGTCATTACGATGTTTCAAGGCGAGGTGCATTGCGAGACGTTTGTACCAAGCTCAAAGCTCGGTGAGTACGTTGTCAAACATGGCGTGACGTACATGTGCCGTGGCGCTATACCGCCTGAACAAGGCAGGTTTGTAGGCTACATTGCGGTGGGTTTTAAAATACCGCCTAAAGATATTATCCAAGCGAAGACTCGCATCAACTTAGCAAGCACGGAGATGAGTAAATGATTAGTAATTGGCAAAAATCGTTCGAGCTGATGTTGAAGTCGGAGGGCGGGTTTGTAAACCATCCAAGTGATCCAGGCGGCATGACTAACCTTGGCGTGACCAAAGCGACTTGGGAAAACTGGGTGGGTCGTGAGTCAGACGAGGCTGAGATGCGTGGGCTGACACCGGAAAAGGTTGAGCCTTTGTACAAAAAGAAGTATTGGGACGCTGTGCGTGGTGACGAGCTACCACCAGGGATTTCATACCTCTGTTTTGATTTCGCCGTGAACGCTGGGGCGGGTCGTTCGATAAAGACCCTCCAGACCGCAGTTGGGGTAACGCCAGACGGTGGGTTTGGCCCGATGACAATGGCAGCTGTGCAAGCTGTTGACCCTGTTGAGTTAATTGAGCGATTTAGCCAAGCCAAAGAGGACTTCTATCGGTCTTTAAACACCTTTGCAACGTTTGGCAAAGGATGGCTAAATCGGGTTGCTGACGTTAAGGTAAAGGCTTCTGCGATGTTGGCTTAAATTGCCTATCGCAGTACACGCAAAGCCCGTCACGCAACGTTGTACAGACTTGACCGCAGCCATCACAAACAAACTCTTTGGGATAATTCGTTGGGCGTGACCAACGTATCCAAAGGGCTGTGGCAACCAATCCAGCAGCTGAAGCATAAAACACAAACATCCAGTCCCAGATCGTCATCACCAACCTCCCACACCCATGAGTACCGTTTGCTCTCGTTCGGCTCTCTGTGCGGCTATACGCATGGCTGGTGATAGCCTGTATGCCGGCCTGTCAAACTTGTCGATCTTCTTGTCGATGTGAGTCAGGTATTTTTCAAGTAGCGCACGTTCGCCAGTTGGGGCAATCCCGCCTAATTCGTGCGAACACATTGCAAGCGTAGAGGGTCGAGAGTCTGGCAACAAACCTTTGTGGCGCAGTTTGTCAGCAGCGGCTAGGTATAAATTAGATAAAGTCATTGTTGTCCCCAAGTAATTGCGTGGCACGATCAAGACCAACTTCTGTTTGAATCATTCGACGCAACCTGACAATTGTTTCAGCGTTTAGCAACATTCCCTCCATCAATGCTTTGTTAGATTCTTGCAACTGGCGTATCAGCTGCGCTGCCTCGGTTTGTTCTTGGTGCGTCATAAAAAACCCGTTCTCAAGGTTTCTCAGGATTTGTTTTGGGCTAAGTGGGTTCATTGTTTGCCTTATCCAATGCGTAAAGGGCTGTATACAAGTGCGGATGCGTTGTGTCGTTGAGTAGTACACCTTTGTCCCCAATGTATCCTGTGGGCTTTAATTTAGTTAGATTGTCAGCAGCCTGGCGAAAGGCACAAGGATTGTATTCAGCGTTGCAGCGACCACCGCAAGCCTCTTTAAACAGATGGATATAGTCGGCCTTGTTCATAAGCGCAGTCCAAAAGGGTTATGAGCGTGTTTAACAACTAGGTTTTCGTAATTATCTGAAGATTCTGTAGCAGTCGGTGCTTGTCGAATAGTGACATAAACACAAGGTGAACCACGCCTACCATCCCCACGTTTCTCGATCTTGTTATTGCGCTGAAGTTTGGCAAGTTGTGTGTAGATGCTGATCTTTTCAAGGCCACAATAATCAGCAATATCAGTTGTTGTTTTAGGCTCAATGCAATACCGCAATATCTTTTGTTCTGTTGACATATATTTCCTTTAAAAGGATACATTAAGTTATCTAAACAGATCAATCAAGAAGTATTAACTAGGTGATAACCCTTACTCTGTTTATTTAAATAATAGATACCCTACCCTTATACCCACCCACCAGTAGTATTGCTACTCTAGTAGTTGAGGATAAATCCTTTACGACAGACCTGTGCGTTGTAACGCTTATGGCAGGCATCTCACCCCACCCGTAGATTCCCTAAATTACTAGCAGTCCTTGCAAGTAATAAAGATCAATACCTACAGTAAATGGTTTTACTAGATTTCTCTAGTCTGTCTATATCCTGTTCGATTTCTCTACTAGGGCGTGCGGGTCACACGGGATAAAGCTATATAACAACTGTATAACTGACCTGTTCTGGGTACGAGTGGTCACTCTATTAGCTGATGCGCCCTGACAGTTATCCAACAAAAAAGCCGCTTAAATCTATATATTGGTTGCAGAACATCTTTTTTAAGGATGTCACCCCGAAGGGTCAATATATAGATTTAAACGGCTTGATTATCTGCAACGATAACGATTCAATTCTGCCACCGTCTTTCCGATGTGTCAAGGTCTAAAGCTAACCTAGTGAAACACGACCCTTATCATTGTTTGTTTCATGCTTGCTAAAGGCTCAATCAGTCTAATGCAACTCAGGCCATATTTGTTGCCAGTTGGGGATTTCTTTTCTTGACCACTTACCGTTTGATTTCTTTTCAAGCTCGGCAGCCAGCAGCACTAACTTATCACCAGGCAAACCATTGTTGCGCCATTGCGATACAGCTGGTGGACTGACACGGCAGAGCTTGGCTACGGCAAACGTGCCACCTAATGTTTGGATGATTTCTGTTGTATTCATGTTAGATAGCTTAACAGATGAGGTTTTGTATGTGTTGACTTATCTGTTTAGATACCTTAATATCTATTTACTGACATACCCGTCAGGATTTCATACAGGTGCATAAATGAAAGAACTAGCAAAAGCATTAGTCACGGCGCAGGCAGCAATGTCACACGCAGCCAAAGATAGTAAAAATCCCCATTTTAAATCTGCATACTCAAGTCTGGCATCAGTCATCGACGCTGTTAGACCGCATTTGTCTGCAAACGGATTAGCCGTTGTACAAAAGACACACGATGCCGAAGGTGGTGTTTGTGTGGAAACCGTGATTATTCACGAATCAGGTCAGGAAATGTCTTTTGGCAAACTGTTTGTGCCTGCAAGCAAACACGACAGTCAGGGTTTCGGTTCGGCGTTGAGCTACGCAAAGAGGTACTCAATCCAAACCGCCATGTGCGTTGCCTCGGCTGACGATGATGGTGAATCTGCCGTTAAATCAGCGCCACCAAAGGTTGAGAAACCCAAAGGCATAGATATGGATGCAACTGTTGACCAAATGGCGGCAGCTGTCAGTTACGAAAGCCTGAAGGACATATTTAGACTGGCTTGGACACAATGCCTGAAAGAACAACAGCCCGTCTTGAAAGCGATGTATGACGGAATTAAAGCAAACTGGGAACAACAATAATGGCAAACGATCTTAACCGCTGCGAGTTCATTGGGCGCTTGGGCAAAGACCCTGAAGTACGTTACACCGCTGACTCTAATGCAATCTGTAATTTCTCAATTGCTGTTGGATATAAAACCGCAACCAAAGAAACGACAGAATGGGTCAGGATCACGGCGTTTGGCAAGTTGGCAGGAATATGTTCCGACTACTTAAAGAAAGGCTCACAGGTCTTTATAGCGGGTCGTATGACTACTCGCAAGTGGCAAAACAAAGATGGCGTGGATCAATACACAACTGAGGTGGTTGCTGACCAGATGCAGATGCTTGGTGGTCGGTCTGCGGAAGCCAATGAGCCAGCTGCTGTGCCTATACCTAAAATTGATGCATACAGGTCGATCAAAGAAGGCGTAGTTGTGCCTTTTGAAGATCTGCAAGACGATCCACCGTTCTGATGACTCAAACAGAAGAAGCAATACTTATTTCTTGGCGATTGCAGCAATGGTACGAAAACATGGTCTTAGACGCTAGGGCCATGCAAGACCTACAGGATGCAATCGAGATGCTTAAACAACTCGCTAAAAAGGTACAAAAATGATTATTAAATCAGCAGACTCAGAATCAGGCCATTGGTACGCAGCTGACGGTTCACCAGCGTACAAGATAATTGGCAAAAACGGTAAAGAACGCAACACAACGGTTCGTGACGCACGGGAACTCAATTTAGTACCGTCGGTAACTACGGTTTTGGGATTGGTTGCCAAGCCTGGCTTATCAAACTGGTTGCAACAACAAGTATTACTAGCGGCTTTGACGTTGCCACGCATTGCTGGAGAAACAGAGGAAAACTGGTTAGAACGAGTAATGTCAGACAGCAAGAGTACAGGCCGTGAAGCTATGGATCGTGGCACACAAATGCATGGGGTGCTTGAGCGTTTTTACCGTGGCGAACAAGACGATTACCCTGTTTACGTTAACCAGGTTGATGCGTCGATCAGAATCCATTTTGGGCATGACCAGACTTGGGAGGCAGAACGCTCATTTGCATACGAAGGGTTTGGCGGAAAAGTTGATTTGATTGCTGAAAACATCGTAATTGACTTTAAGAGCAAAGACAAGCTGGACAAAGTTGTGCCGTATCACGAACAAATCATGCAATTGGCTGCCTACCGTGTCGGCCTTGGCAAGCCCACAGCCAGATGCGCTAACGTGTTCTTTACTGCTGAAGGTGATGTTAAATTGATTGAACATTCAGAGGATGATTTGGCCTCTGCATGGGATTGCTTTCAGTATTTACTAGCGTTTTACAAGCGTAAAAACAACTTATAATAAATTGCGGGGAAAGCCGTGTCCCTCACACTCCTTGTTCAGCGAGTACCCGCACCTTGTTGTAAAAACCCCAATAAATTAAAAATAATTGCAAAACTAGGGTAAACACCTATGCTTTTATTATTTAGATAGCTTAATATCTAGTCATGGCAACAACGCCATACGACAAATACAGGTACATAAAATGAACAAAGTAACAAAAGACTTAATGAAATGGTTTCCAACTCTTGATTGCGACCAAGCATTTGATTTGCACATGAAGTTGATGATGGAAGGTGTTGATTTCTCAGAGATCAGCAACAAAGAACTAAAGTCAGAAGCTGCTCGTTTGTTAGGGGCTGCATAAAATGAGCAAACTTATTCAAGCATTTAAAGCAAACCCCAACGACAAGACACGAGCCAAATTGCAAGCGTATTTGCAAAAGCACATGATGGCGATTTGCATGGCAAGCCCTGAAGAGCAGCAATTTCTAAAAGCTAACGGATTCAAGGGATAAGCCATGAAACACTTATACATACAACTAACAGACGAAGGCAAGCGCCAATTAATGCGTGAACTTAGCCGTGAGCTTACCGACAAAAAGATTGCAGAGCTGATGGATCAATTTGCTGATGGCGTGAAATTAGATAGCAACGGCGAACCGTACATCAAGATTGACCGTGACGAGGTGCTGATGTGTGCTGTGCCGTTGTATACCCATTTCATTAACATTAACCACATTGAAACCGTGACAGCAAACGAGGAGGATGGCAGCGATGAATAAGCACAACTGGCCTTTTTTGACTGATCTTGGCGATCCTAACTGGACAGGTCGCACCACTCGCACAATGCGTAATCAGACACGCTATT